ACAATCAACCTCGGCGCCTTCCCCGGTTGCATCGGTTCGAGCTTGACAGATCCGGTAAACTGATACTGCGGATCAAAGCGTTCCTGCAATGCACGGAGCGCATTCTCAGCTCTCTTCAAGGACCACTTGCTCGACTTGAGGTGCCCCAGCCCCAGCACGGAGATCATGTCGTCGACAACCTTGTCCGACCTCAACTCATCCGCCAGTGCCGTTGCAATCGCCTTCACCTCCTCAGTCTCGTCCTTGCTCAACGCATACTTCTTCCAGGGCTTGATTTGCCGCTCAACCACTGCCACCCGCGTGTTGTACGCATTGTTCTCGAAGAACACAGTAGAGGGTGGCACGGGCCCCATCTGCAAAGCCAAAGGTACTGCCGCTGGATCGGAAACCTTCTGTGGATCAACCAACAAAGTGACCGTGTTGTTAAGTGCCGGCCTTTGCAATGCCATGCTCTCCGCGTCTTTGGCCACTTCTGCCCTCTCGCGGGCAATCGCGTCGATCTCCACAGGCTTCGACCCCGTACTATCTCCTCCCCAAACACTGACCTCCAATCGATTGAACGACTTCGCCGACCTCGCCGCGACCAAAGGGTCAGACGTCGGTGGTGATGGCGGTGGTGGTGCCGGCACCCCAGCCGGCGGTCCACTTGGAGGTGGGGGATCAGGCCGCAAAATGCGGGGTGGTCCCTCAGGTGTGAGTGGCCTCGGGGGCAAAGGGCCCCTACCACGTGGTGGAGGCGGTGGTTCAGGAACCCACGGTACTCTCGCGGGCGGAAGAACAGCTTCAAGCGTTGGCGGTGGCAAGGCTCCGAACTGGCCCAAGCCACCCACGTACACCGGGCCCCCGCCGATGGGTGGGGGTAGCAAAAACTGTTCCAATTGCGGCAGCACGATGTCTCGTGCGTCTGGGGGCGTGGGACGTGAAGTGCTCACGTCGAAAGGCGTCAACGAACCCCACTCGAACTCTCCCCATTCGAATGGCGCGTCGAACGCCGGCGGCGGCAGTGGAGGTGACTTGTCCTCCTGCGGATGAGCGATCGCGTCAAGAACTTCCTCGCGATCAATCTTCAACCTCGCAGGCACGAACCCGGCCGCAACTGGATCGAAATGCTCCGCCAGTGCAGCAGGCGTCTCCTCCACAATGACCGTCACGTCGCTTGCTGGTGACAAGTCACCCTCCCGCAGCAACGCACGGCCCAACTGGGCAATGGGCTCTTCATGCCCCAAGATGGGCTCCCCGTCCTCCAACAGAGGCAGCCCCTCCGGTCTTGCCACGCCTCGATTCTCTGCGTCACCCCTCTCACCTCCTGGGGAACGCTCGTTGTCTTGACCGGCGGCCGGTCCTGCGCCGGGAAACGCTGGCAAAGGGATGAGTGGCGTCAGTGGCCCGTGCGGCCCTGGCGGACAATCCCAGCCGGGTAGTGCGATCTCGTTTTCGCGCGGACGATCGGCCAGCATGGCTCGGATCACGCCTTGCTTCTCGCGGACGACCTTGGCGAGATCTTCC